TCGTATAGAGCGCAGCTTCTACTTTCTACTGATTGGACACAAGTTTCTGATAACACTCTAACAGACGCCCAAAGAGAAGAGGCTCGTACGTACAGAACTGCTTTAAGGAACATCACTAGCAGTTTGAGTACTCCTGAAAATGTAGATGACGTAACGTGGCCTACACCACCTAGCTTTTTATAATACCTTGTCAAAAATAGTTCTTGACAATCCACCCCTTTGAGAATATAATTCTAACCATGGCTAAAGAATTAACTACAATATCCCCAGAGGGACTCGAAGTTGCGAACTCTTATTTGCAGTTCGGAAACATCACCGGGGTCACCCAGTATTTAGGGGTACCTGAAAATAAAGTAGTAGAGTTGTTAAATAAGCGAGAGGTCAAGAAATATATTGATACCGTTTATTTAGACATGGGCTACCGCAATAAGAATAATATTGCAAGTGTACTAGACGAAATGATTGAAAACAAACTAGAAGAAGCTAAGGAAACTGGCGTCTACTCTAGTAAAGATTTGGCTGATCTGTTACAAATGGCACACAAGATGAGAATGGATGAGATTAAAGCGCAAGCGGAACTCGAAAAACTCAATCAAACTAATGTAAGAAGTCAGACTAATGTCCAAATTAATGAAGGTGTACCTTTCGGCCAGGGCAACTACGGTAAGCTCATGGAAAAGTTATTAAAAGATGTTAACTGATGATGAAGTACTTAAAGTGAAAATGGAGTTGCGAGAACATGAAGTCCAATGCGAGGAAAGATGGAAAACTACCTTTACTCGATTTGACCGCATTGAAGAGCAACTCGTAAGAATGGAACAGAGACAAATGGCCGGGCTAGGAACTCTTGTAATATTTCTAGCCGGCATAGTTGTGGCTGTCGCTACCCAAACTTAGTCATGGCTACTAAGATAAATGAAGCCACAGAACTAGCTATACCTTTAAAGAATCTTATTGGATTAGTAACATTTACTGCGGTATCCGTCTGGGCCTACACAGGCATTACAGAAAGAATATCTTTCCTAGAGCATAACATGGCCGCCGCAGTCACCGAGATAGAGGAAAACGATACTTGGATAGACGAGTTTTCACCACCACCCGAGGTACAGGACAATATCAAAAGAGTTAGAGAGCTGGAACTACGAGTAAGAGTTCTCGAGACTAAGTTAGAAGGAGCACATAATGGCGGTTCGTAAGAAACGAAAGACGGCAAAGAAAAAACCGATTCCTACTAATAAAAAACTTTACGCAAGAGTGAAGGCACAGACTAAACGAAAGTTTGCTGTTTACCCTTCAGCTTATGCAAATGGATGGCTTGTAAAAACTTATAAAGCCAAAGGCGGTAAATACCGCATGGGGAGCAAATGATGCCAGCAGGAAAAGGAACATACGGAAAGAAAAGAGGACGCCCAGCTAAGAAAGGAAAGGCTAAGAAGTCTCCTAGCAAGAAGAAGGGTTTGACAGCAGCTCAGAAGAAACTACCACCAGCACTTCGCAAAGCCATCATGAAAAAGAAAAAGTGAGGCCATAGGAGATAGACCGTGAGTTTAAAGAAATGGTTTAAGGAAGAGTGGGTAGACATATCCAGACCTAAAAAAGGCGGCGGCTTTGAAAAATGCGGAAGAAGCAAATCAGGAAAGAAAAAATACCCAAAATGTCTTCCAAAGGCCAAAGCCGCTGGCCTTACTGAAAAGCAGCGAAAATCAGCTGTTCGTAGAAAACGAGCGGCAAGTAACTCAGGTGGTAAGCCAACTAATGTTAGCACCTTTGTGAAGAGAAAAAAACGTGGCAGTAAAAAGAAAAAGTAAGAAGAAGGATTCAAGATTAAAGAAAGCTGGTGTAGCAGGCTATAACAAGCCAAAGAGAACACCGGGACATGCCAAAAAGTCACACATCGTTGTGGCTAAAGTAGGCGCTAAAGTAAAGACTATTCGATTCGGACAGAAAGGAGCTAAAACAGCAGGTAAGCCTAAAGCGGGTGAGTCAGCTGCAATGAAAGCAAAAAGAAAGAGTTTCAAAGCACGCCACGCAAAGAATATTGCTAAGGGCAAGATGTCAGCTGCATATTGGGCGGACAAGGTTAAATGGTGATGCTAAATGTTAATGGAGCTTGGAGCTATAATGTCTGCAGTCAATACTGCTACTTCGATGATAAACAGGGTAGCTTCTACCACTAATGATATATCTTCTATAAGTGGGTTTCTTACTAGCTTAGGCAGTGCGCAGGTAGATTTACAGACTTTATCTAATTCAGGTAAGTTAACTGAAAAAGATGCTATTCAAGCTGCATTAACTAAGAAGCAGATAGACGAAACTATGAGAGAGATTAAAGATCTCTTCACTATCAGTGGCAACGGGGCTTTGTACGCAGATGCTATGCAAGAACTAGCAAATGCTAGAAAAAGAAGACTCGAT